AAGTAGGTGAAGCAACTAAAGCGATTGAGAAAAAATTAGAGAAAAAATTCAGTGAAATAGATACTGATAGTCTTGATCAGGTGGGAGATGCGTTGGAAGGAATTGCAAATGAAGCTGGCGAAGTGTTTGGTAATATATTTCCTGGCTTTGGTGGAGGTGGTTAATGAATATTTCTAGACAACAAATAGATAAATTAATCGTAGGAACAAATGATGTTTCTTACGTTGAACCTGATATATCACCAACTGGAACTGCGGTTTTAAATGGCCCTGTTTATATTGGAAAACCAACAGCATCACCATCATATGAGGCTTTTTTAAATGTAACATCAAACGCTGCAACACAAAGTCCGATTGATAGACAACCAAAAGCAGAAGCAAATCTTGCAATCAAGTCTGATGGTAATTTAACTGTTACAGGTGATGGTAAAACAGCAAATGCTTTATTAATATCAGGTGGTTCATCTGTTGATACAATTCATGTTATAGGTGACATGTTTGTTAGTGGTAAGGTGGATTGCGGTAACAAGGGAGTTCTTGCTGCTAGATTCGCTGCTGCAGACGCATCTCCAAAACCATTTGATTTAGAACATCCAACTAAAGGCAAAGGTCATCGTCTTCGTTATGCATGTATTGAAGGCCCCGAAGTCGGAGTTTATTATCGTGGTCGATTGAAAGGTAAAAATATTATTGAATTGCCATACTATTGGAAAGATCTTGTTCATGAGGATAGTATCACCGTTCAATTACAACCAATTGGAAAGAATCAAAATCTCATAGTTGAGAGTTTTAATAGTGAATATGTTGTGATTGAAATTGGTGCAAATCAAGATTTTCTTACAGGAGAGATATTGATTGATTGTTTTTATCATGTATATGCTGAGAGAAAAGATATCAACCCACTAATTACCGAATACGAAGGTAACGGTTGGGAAGACTATCCAGATCCAAATTATAATCCAAATAAAGTGGACTCTGATAAGAAAAATACAAAAGATCCTCGTTTTGCTGGCCCACCCAACACAATTACAAAATGAGTTTTCCTTATATTGAAGAAAATTTTATTTCTTTGAGTGAGTGTCAAAGATTAATAAATTTTGCAGATGAAAATAAATCATCAAATGTGAGTCGTGATGATACTTATTCAACTGATATTGAATGGGTTGATCATGGCGCTACATATTATGGTAATAATGTTGATCCCATCACACTCGATGATGATGAAGTTGTTACAAAAGTAACTGATAAATGTAAAAGTTTAGTTGATTGTGAATTAGGTTATGTTGGCATCGTTAGATGGCCAGTTGGCACATTTATGAAACCTCATTTTGATAGTAACAATGTTCATACGCCAAATAAGGTAGCTGCGATGCTTTACTTGAACAATAATTTTGAAGGCGGAAACCTAATATTTGAAAATCAAATAGTAAAACCAGAGCCAGGAAAACTAATTATTTTTGAAAACACTAAAAATCTACATTATGTTGATAAAGTAGAAGGTTCAGAGAGGTATGCTCTCTCTTTCTGGTATTATTCCATTGATAAATAAAACAGAAGAAAATTTGTACATAGCCCAATAAGATGCCTCTTTCAAGACTGGAGAATTTTCTAAAG